AATATAAAAAATATGTATATTCATATTTATATTTATGGATACTGATAAAGAAATTTTTGACGGAAAAACATTTGCATCACTTGCAAAGGACATTTATTTTAATTCAACTCGTAAATCCGCACAAATAGATCAGTTAATCAAGGATTTAAGAACCATGATTAAAGATGCAGGTAGTGCAACGGTAATTGCACCGATGATAAAAGACTATATTGATGTATCTGTAAAGAATGACGATCAACTTGTTAAGTTGTCCGCAGTTTTACAAAGATTTCTAGGTGGTTCTTCGTCATCTGAAGATGAAGGAGTTGGTTCGGGACTTACTGATAGTGAGAAAGAAGAACTTTTGAAAAGTGTAAAAAAAGAGGTGGGTGAGATAACTAAGATTGATACATCCTTAGACACCGATATTACAAAAATCAAGAAAGAGTCCGATTCACTATAATGGCACACACCCAAACAAAACTAAATTCAAAGATTCAGAATCTAGAGAAAAAACAAGTATCTACGGTTCGTGGAGCTGAGTTATCGGGATCAGATTCATCTTTTTTTTATGAACTGGAGGCCGCAATAGTAATTGATGTAATACGAGACGAAACACATCCAATATTTTCATCATTAAATCCAGAAGTACCTGTTGTTGAACGTTCAACTTGGCCGGATACATACAACGACCCCAAGATAAAAGATTATTCATGGATAGGTCGTGTAAGAGTCAGACTTATTAATAGTCAACAAACCACACCTGTAAGCAAACTTGACTGGGTTACTCCACTTGAAAGTGGTGTTTATGAATATCCCCTTGTAAACGAAATAGTAATTGTTTCAACATACATGGGCAGACAATATTACACACGACGATTGAACTCAAGAAATTTTATTAATAATTGTGCTGATTTTGCACACGAACATAGATACGGTGGACCTGGTGGTATAAATGAAACAAAAAGTCCTGGATCATTAAAAGGTGCAAGAAATTTATCTGATTTATGGCCAGCAACAAATAGATATGCTGATCCTGTTGGTAAAACATATTTGGGAAAATACTTTAAAGCAAACAATAAAATAAGACCACTTCGTCACTTCGAGGGTGATACCATAATACAAAGTAGATTTGGAAGTAGTGTAAGATTTGGTGCTTATGAAAACAATCCATCTGTTGATGTGGGAACTGCAAATGGATACGGAGAATCATATGCAGATAATTTAGGCAACCCAATGATTCTAATAAGAAACCGACAAAAAGTCACAAAGAAAGACGAAAAGTGGTTTCAATATAATATTTTAGAAGATGTAAATGAAGACGGTAGTTCTATACAAATAACTTCAGGACGAACTGTTTCAAAGTTTGTTCCAACACTTACACACAAATATGACAATGTTCCATACAGAAGACGTGGGTGTGTTCACAAAACATACAACGGTATGGACGGAATCGCAAATAGCAACATAGGAAAACGTAGAGATATAATAGATACACGTTTTAGAAACTAAGATGGCAAGTAAAGATTCAAATTGTAAGGCCTGTGAAAAGAACTCCGGGAGTTCATCGCAATCTCAAATTGCTGGATTTGCATCAAACAATAACATGACAGGTGCACTTACCGCATCATTCGGAATGGCAGTTGACGGTGGAACTGCGGGAAAACTTGGTTCTCACTTTGGAGGAAAGTCTTCGGGTGACTTAATGAAGTTCATAGAAACACCTGGGAGCAATAAACAAAAAAGAGGAATGTCATCTGGACAAAAAAGCAAACACCTCATAAACTCTGTGGGACTTGGTAACTTTGGATTAAACTCTACACTAGAAAAGGGTATAATCGGATCTGTGGGGTCTGCTCGTGGTAACTCTTCATCGTTTTTAAAAGGAGACGCAACGGGTGCCTCAATGATAGCTGCATCTGCATTGGGTGTGGATATACCAAACGCAGATATGTTAGGAATAGGACCAAACGACACCCCAATGTTTAAATTATTCAAACTTGCCGGTTTTGGACTAAAGATGTTGTGTGGTCAATTAAAGGGAAAACAAAAAGGGGGTCCTGGGGGTTACACATCCGACACAGAATCCGCACTGGGTTTACTTCTATCCATTGGAATTAATTTAGATTTATTATTTAGACTAAAAGCAATCTTCGATAAATTGATGAACTTAAAACCAAACTTTGGAATGTTTGGAATTCAAGATTTAAACATTGCAGATGGATTATTTAATTTATGTGATTGGGTTGAAAATATGGAATACGGTTCGGATACAGTTGATAGTTTCCGAAAAACTTTTTCTAATATGATGACCAACAAGGGTTTGACTGAAGCAGTAGGAAAAAATCTAATTTCAAACGGAACATACGACACATACGCCGCAAATGATTTTGGGTTTGATCAACAATTCAAATCAATTGCAGGTGATATTGATATGTTAAAATGCGATGCTTGTAACTTTGGTAAAACCGACATACAACTATCTCAAGGAAATGAAGCAATTGCTCAATTAGAATTTGATCCAAGAACAGGATTAAATAGAGACAAGGGATACAATATAACACCAACCGAGGAACTTGGAAAAACAATGAACACGGGTGGTGGTTCATCAAATGATGTAACGGGTTCCATAAGTGCCTCCGCATCAGGGGGGGTTCAGTCATCAATTAGTAAAACAGGTATAACAGGACCAACTGGAAGTGCGGGTGTTTCTGGATCAACAGGATCGTCTATTAAAGGAAGAAGTACGACTAATATAACAGAAAAATCAGCAAGTCGTGGATACGATGGGTTTACGGGTTCTACTGAAAATCAATCTAACAACCAAGATGTATCAAATTTAAATAAATCATTGGGTGGTGGTAACACCGCATCTCAAACAAAATCTGGTATAAGTTATACATCAATTAATCCTTCAATTGAATTTGTTGATGATAAAAAAACGCAGAAAACTTTAAGTGATCAACAATCTCAACAAACTACGTCAACTGATAATATTAAAAAAGAAATTTCGGTTGAGGAAACTAAATACTCACAAAAATCAATTTCAACCCAGATTGGTGAATCTAATCAAAAAACAAAACCAACACAATCTTCGGAAAATAAAACGGATTCAAACAAACCAAAATCAATCAAAGAACAACTCGGTGAAGATTCTGATGAAGATGAAGAGGAAAGAATATCCACTTCAATAGATGAAACAAAAGTAAAATCAGACTCAAGTAAAATTGATAAAAGTTCAAATAAAACTTCATCGCAAAATGAAGACGAACTGGAGAGGGAAATTAAACAAGATAAAACAAGGTCACACCAAGTCAGAAAAGAAGAAAAAGAAACAGATGCAAGTGACGAAGATAAAAGTGATCCAAAAAACGCAAAGAAAAATGCCGGAGTAACTTATGAATCAGAAAACAAAAGTGTAGTATATGATACATACACAGATGATAGTGGTGACATCAAAGAAGATAAATATGAGAAAAAAGATGGAGATAAAAACTTTAAGAAAACTGAAAGCAAAACAATACAGAAAAAACCAGCAGGTGGTCCTCCTGCCGATGCAGATGCCGATGAAGTAACCTCGTTTCACACGGGAGAAACAATTAAACGAGAAGAACTCAAAGGAACCGTTTTGGAAAATGCAGACATGAATGCGGTTGGTTTGATACACCCAAACGATTTAAAAAATCTAAAAGACACAGAGAAAGTGCAAAAAACTCTAGCAGATGCGGAAAAGGTGTATGATAAAACATTTGCAACTGAAATTGAAAAAACAGAAAATCTGGTTTTATCGGAACAATCTGACGGAATTATATTCGGTGCTCAACTTCCAACACTAAACGGAAACCAAATAGTGATAAACTCAGAACGAGTTTTAATTTCCGCAAAAACACAAGAGTGTGGTATCTTTTCTAAAAGAAAGTTTTTTGTATCAACGGATGATGAAATTACAATGAATGCAAAGCAACGAATTGTTTTGAAAACTGATATGCACACATCAATAGAATCACCAACAATTCACTTGGGTGTTTATACAACAAGAAACCACCCGTCACTTAAAGGTGATTGCACAGTTTGGTGGTTGCAAGATTTGTGCGATTGGTTAGCAGGTCATACACATAGTGACCCGTGGGTGACCACAGGAACACCAACTCAACAAGGTTCGCTGGCAGCTTTAAGAGCAAGAGCACCAACTTTATTGAGTGAACGAATATTTATATCTGGATAGAAAGGTTACAAAAATGAAAAAAAACGATCTAATAAAATTAATAAGAAGTGCAGTAAGAGCAGAACTCAACGAGTGCTTACCAAAAATGTTATCTGAAATAGTAGGCACACAAGCACCTGCCAAGAAAACTAAAGATGACCCACTTGAACTCACAAAAAGTGTTTTAAAGAATGTACAAACTGAAGAAGTTAAAGCAACTAAACCACAAAAAATCTTCAGTAAAAACGAAGCACTAAATCGTGTTTTAAATGAAACGGTGGGTGGGATACCAGCAGAGGGTTCTAAGGTTGGAAACGGAAATGGCATGACTGACCTGCAAGGAAACCAAGTAGATGTAAATGAACTACCTGATCATTTATCCAATGCATTAACTAGAAATTATAGTGATGTATTAAAACTGGTTGATAAAAAACGAGGTAAAGTTTAATGAATAGTGATGTTCCATTGGGTATTAAAATTCCTTATGCAAGAGGTCAACGGGGTTTCTTTGATCAAACTTATTCTGATATAGAAAGAGCACACACTAATTTAAAAATGTTGCTAATGACTGCAAAGGGAGAAAGACCAATGATGCCAACATACGGAAGTGATTTAAGAAGTTTGTTGTTTAATCCTGCGGAAACTGAATATGATGAACTTTTAAAAGAAGCAGTATATGATGCAACCGAAAAGTGGATGCCAGAGGTAGTTATAAGAGATGTAGATGTGGAACGGGACTTATCCAGTGCACCAAACACCGCAATTCTTAAAATTAAATTTTCAATAAACTCAATACCAGACTCATACGAAATAATGGAACTAGAGGTAGCATAATGGCAAGTGAACTATACAAATCAGCATCGGCTGGAAAAAAAGATATTAAGTATACAGGAAAGGATTTTAATTCTTTTAGAAAAAACTTAGTTGAATATGCAAAATCATACTATTCTTCTAGTTATCGTGATTTTAGTGAAAATTCTACTGGTATGATGTTCATAGAACTTGCTAGTTATGTCGGTGATGTTTTATCTTATTATATTGACCATCAATTCAAGGAAGGTTTTTTACAATATGCGTCCGAGAGAAAAAACATTATAAGTTTAGCAAATTATTTAGGATACAAAATAAGAACATCTGTATCAGCAACAACAGAATTAGAAGTGTTTCAACTCGTTCCTTCTAAAATAGGGTTTAGTGGAAAAATGGAACCTGATTTTAGATATGCTCTAAATATTCAAGAGGGAATGGAAATTTCCTCAAGTGATGGAACTTCCCCATCATTTAGAACATTAAGTCAAATAAACTTTAACGAAGATAAAAAAGACTCAATGCGTGAGGTAAGTGTATATGAACGAGATTCAATTGGCCAACCGACCTTTTATTTATTAAAGAAACGATGCTTGGCAAGTGCTGGAACTCTGATGACAAAAACAATAAGTGTAGGTGAACCAACTGAGTTTTTTGAAGTATTACTATCCGAAACAAATGTAATAGAAATTCTTTCAGTGGAAGATTCTACCGGAAACAAATATTATGAAGTTCCATATTTGGCACAAGATACAATTCCGATAGAAGAATCGAATGATTACAAAAATAACCCTTTGTATGCAAAATATTCCGACTCCATTCCTTATATCCTCAAATACATAAAAACTTCAAGAAGATTTACAACAATAGTAAATTCTGATAATACAACTACTTTAGAGTTTGGTGCTGGTAGTGATAAATTTGACGATGAAATTATAATTCCAAATTTAAATAATTTAGGTAAAACTGTGAATTCTGCAAAAAGTTTAGAACGTGGAATTGATCCTAGTAATTTCCTTAAATCAAATAGTTATGGAACTGCACCTGCGAATACAAGATTGACTATTAAGTATTACATTGGTGGTGGGGTTTCCTCTAATGTAGGAGCAAATACTCTTAATACAATTCAAAGTATAAAGTTTCAAGAAACAACAGAATATTTAGATCTATCTGAACAAGCATCGGTTGACACAATTAAATCAAGTGTACAAGTAAACAACCCACTTCCTGCAACCGGAGGAAAGTCGGCCGAGACTGATGAAGAAATACGACAAAATGGTTTAGCATCATTTTCCTCACAGCATCGTGCGGTTACACGAGATGATTATGTAATTCGTGCTATGTCCATGCCACCAAAGTTTGGAAGCATCGCAAAAGCATATGTTTCCAAAGACGGAATATTAGATACAAAGAGTCAAACAAACATATTCAAGGACGCATTTAATGACGAAGTAAAGGTATCACCCAATGGAATGAACATTGTTTATGGAGAATTAAACAATCCACTTGCAATAAATCTTTATGTTTTGTCATATAATAAAAACAATCATCTAATAAGACCCAACGAACTAATTTTAAAAAATTTAAAAACTTATTTAGGTAAATATAGAATATTGACAGATGGAATTAATATAACAAATGCGTTTATAATAAATTTCGGAATAAACTTTGAAGTATCTGTTTTTGAGAATTTTAATAAAAAAGAAATTTTAATAAATTGTATTAACGAATTATCAGATATGTTTACAACTGACAAAGTTTCAATAATGCAACCAATAGAAATGGGTGAGATAGAACTAAAACTATCTAAAGTGTCTGGAGTTAGATCGGTACTAGATGTACAAGTAAAAAACCTTACAACAGAAGATGGAGATTACTCCGAAAATGAATATGATATAGAAGCAGCCACCGTTGGTAAAACCATATATCCATCAATGGACCCTTCTATATTTGAATTAAAATTTCCAGAAAAGGATATAGTTGGAAGGATAATGTAATGATAAAATTTATTTACCCAGTCGCAAATTGCACAATGTATAGTAACTACGAAATATTAAATACAGGTGCAGACGAAATTATTGAAATTTCATCCGAGTTCACCCCGAGTTCAGGACCTATGGTAGCAAGAACTTTGATAAAATTTTCTGATGAAGATATTTTTACAAACTATAAAGAAACAAATTCATATATTCTTAATTTAAAGGTTGTAAAAAGTATAGAACTATCAGAAACATCAGAACTAGAAATATTTCCTGTAACACAAGAATGGGATGCCGGTGTTGGTAGATTTGCTGACAAGGAAACAACTTATCCTGGTGCATCTTGGTTATACAGAAATGAAAAAAATGAACCTTGGGATGGTGGTCAAAATCAAGCCGAGTTTGATCAAGGTGGTGGTTCTTGGTTCTATAAATACTATGACACAGAACTTGAAATAGAGTCTGAATTAAACATGACATACTCTTTCAATAAAGTATCATCTGATGTAAAGGTTAATATCACTAAACTTGTAGATTTTTGGAATGCAAATGCAATTGAAAATAATGGAATGTTATTAAAATTTAAAGATGACAAGAGTAAAAGAAACGGAAATGTTAAATTTTTCTCACAAAATACAAACACAATATATCGTCCTTACATAGAGATTGGAGTTGATGACTATAAGTTTAGTCCTTTTGTATATAAAACAAAAAATGTGTCGGGTTCTTCGAACACAGGATCACTAGAAACAGGATCACTAGAAACAGGATCACTAGAAACAGGATCACTAGAA